GGGGGGGCTTCGATCTTCGGGGCCTTTTCGGTCGGATACAGCCCGGCAAATCACGCACACTTTTTATCCAGGCCTATGAAACGGCCGGACGCAATAAGCTGAGGTTATCGTTATGCCCCGAGGAGGCTATCGGCCCGGTGCTGGGCGGCCCAAAAAGGCCAGTGGGGGCGCGGTCCCGAAGGCTGCGGCGGTGACGGTGAAGGTGCCGTCTGAGGTGAGCGTTGAGGCTCGCCGGGCTGGTCTGGACCCGTTGAGCTACATGCTGGCGGTTATGAATGACGAGGCGGCTGACGAGGCGCGCCGGGACCGGATGGCGATTGCGGCGGCCCCGTTCGTTCATGCGAAGGCGGATGCGGTTGCACCGGGAAAGAAGGAGCAGCGGCAGGCTGGTGCGGAGCAAGTCGCGGCGGCTGGGCGGTTTGCGCCTCGGCTGGCTCCGAAGCTGGCAGTCGATAACACGCGCTAATGCCGGTTTCGACGGCGTGCCCGGATTGGGCGGATCGGCTGGTTTCGCGTCAGTCGATTATCCCGCCGCCGCTGTTTCCTGATCTGGCCGAGCACGCCCTGGCGACGTTCAAGGCGCTTCGGATGGTTGACGCGCCGGGGTCTCCGACGTTCGGGGAGGCTTGCGGTCAGTGGGTTTTCGATTTCGTCGCGGCGATCTTCGGGGCTGAGAACCCCGACACTGGCGAGAGGCTGATCCGCGAGTTCCTGCTTTGCGTGTCGAAGAAGAACAGCAAATCGACGATCGCGGCCGGGATCATGGTTACGGCGGCGATCCTCAACTGGCGCAAGTCGGCTGAGCTTTTGATCCTCGCCCCGACGATTGAGGTGGCGAGCAACGCTTTCCAGCCCGCGCGGGACATGATCAAGGCGGACCCTGAGCTTGACTATGGGCAGGGGGGCATTTTCCACGTTCAGGAGCATACGCGGACGATCACTCACAAGGTGACGGGCGCGACGCTGAAGGTGGTGGCGGCGGACGACCAGACGGTGTCGGGCAAGAAGGCGGCTTTCGTCCTGGTGGATGAGCTTTGGCTGTTCGGAAAGAACGCCAAGGCGGATTCGATGCTTCGGGAGGCGACCGGGGGTCTGGTGGCGCGCCCTGAGGGATTTGTGATTTTCCTGACGACGCAGGCGGACGCGGAACCGGCGGGCGTCTTCAAGACGAAGCTGAACTATTTTCGTCGGGTCAGGGACGGCGAGGTCAACGACCCGAAGTCGCTCCCGGTGCTGTATGAGTTTCCGCCTGCGATGGTGGAGAGCAAGGCGTATCTGGAGCCGGGCAACTTCTACGTCACGAACCCGAACATCGGGCGCTCCGTTAGCGCATCGTGGCTGGAGGACGAGCTAAGGAAGGTTCAGGACGCGACGGGCGGGGAGCTTCAGGTTTTCCTCGCCAAGCACCTGAACGTCGAGATCGGCTTGAAGCTGGCGAATGATCGCTGGCCGGGCGCGGACTATTGGGAGGGCGCGGCCGACCCGACGCTGGTCAGCCTGCCGGAGCTGCTGGTGCGGTCTGAGGTGGCGGTGGTCGGTATCGACGGCGGCGGTTTGGATGACCTGTTCGGCGTCGGCGTAATCGGCAGGTGTCGCACGACGCGGGACTGGTTGTGCTGGACGAAGGCATGGGCGCACGACGACGTGCTCGATCGCCGCAAGGAGATTGCGTCGGTCCTGCGGGATTTTGAGCGCGCGGGCGACCTGACGATCACGGATGACCCTTTGCTTCCCATTCGGGAAGCGGCGGACATTGTGCAGACGGTGCGCGATGCGGGCTTGATGCCTGATCAGCATGGCGTCGGCATTGACCCGTGGGGCGTGGCTCCGCTGGTAGATGAACTGGCGACGCGCGGGATTGAAGGCGACATGCTGGCGGCGGTTCGTCAGGGTTCTGCCCTGTCCCCGGCGACATGGGGCGTAGAGCTGAAGCTGAAGAACGGCACGCTGCGGCACTCCGGTTCCCGGATGATGGCCTGGTGTGTCGGCAACGCGAAGGTTGAGACGCGCGGGGGCGCGGTCCTGATCACAAAGCAGACTGCCGGGCGGGCGAAGATCGACCCGCTGGTGGCCCTGTTCAACGCGGCCATCTTGATGAGCCGGAACCCGGAGGCGTCGGGCATGTCCTATCTCGAAGACGCCGCGATGGTGGTTCTCTAATGGGCCTGCTGGACGCGCTTTCGCGCCGGAACCGCGTTTCGGTTGATCGCCTGGCGGATGCGATTGACCGTGGCTTTGGGGCTTTGTCGTCTGTCATCCCGGTGGGGCTGACCGATGCGATGCGAAGCGCGACGGCGCTGGCGTGTGTGAAGGTCATTGCGGACGGTTGCGCTACGCCTTCGCTCAACGTCTTTCGTGAGCGCCGGGATGGCACGCGCGAGCTTGCGACGAACATTCCCGAGTTCCGCCTGCTGAACCGGCGGCCGAACGAGTGGCAGACGTCGTTCGAGTTTCGCCGGACGATGACCATGCACGCGGCCCTGACGGGGAACGCGCTGGCGGTGAAGGTCAAGGCGGGGAACCGGGTCCGGGAGCTTATTCCGGTCAAGCCGGGTAACTTCACGATTGAGCGCGTTGGCCGCTACGAGGTGGTCTATCGCGTCTCTGACGAGTGGGGCGTGATCGGGGACTTCGGCCCTGATGACGTGTTTCACCTGCCGAATTGGCAATGGGATGCGGTCAAGGGGCTGGACGCGCTGGAGCTGGCCCGCTCGGCCATCGGCCTGTCGATTGCGGCTGAGCGCCACCACGAGCTTTTACACGTCAACGGCGGGCGTCCTAGCGGCATCCTTTCGACCTCCGGGAAGGCGTCCCCGGAGGCTATCGAGCGGCTGAAGGCGGCATGGCGGGCCTATGAAACGTCAAAGCGGGGCGGGACCGCCGTTCTGGATGGCGACTGGAAGTTTTCGGCGGTCAGCCCGACCGGCGTTGACATGCAGCATGTCGAGACGCGGCGTCTCCAGATCGAGGAGATTTGCCGGGCGTTCGGCGTGTTCCCGATCATGGTCGGCAGTTCGGACAAGACGGCGACGTTCGCATCGTCGGAGGCGTTCTTTGCGGCGCACCTGAAGCACACGCTGGCCCCGTGGCACCAGATGTGGGTTCAGCGGCTCGATGAGTTCGTGCTGGACGGTCAGGGTCCGTTGTTCTGCGAGTTTGACACTCGATACCTGGGGGCCGGGTCTATGAGGGATCGTGCGGTCTGGGCGCGGACGATGGCCGAGATGGGCATCTATACCCGCAACGAGCTTCGGGATGAGGAGGGCAAAGACCCCCTCCCCGGTCTGGATGAGCCGCTAACGCCGCTGAACATGACTGGCGTGCAGTCCTCACAGGAGGGTGACGATGCGTCTTCTGGAAACGAGGGCTGACGGCGCGCGGCTTCAGCGGGCGTTCGCCCTTGAGGTTCGCGCGGTTGGGGATACGGGCGAGATCGAGGGCTATGGCTCCGTCTTTGGTGTCCGCGACAGTTACGACGACGTGATCCTGCCGGGGGCCTTCAAGGCGTCGCTGGATGAACACGCGGCGGCCGGGACCATGCCCGCCCTGCTGTGGCAGCACCGGGCGGACGAGCCGATTGGCATCTGGACCGCCATGAGCGAGGACGCGCGCGGCCTGAAGGTGTCGGGGCGTCTGGCGCTGGACACCGAACGGGGCCGCGAGGCTCACTCGCTGCTGAAGATGGGCGCGTTGAACGGCCTGTCTATCGGGTTTTTCGCGCGCCAGTGGGAGCATGATCGGGGAGCCGACGTGCGGACCCTGACCGACATTGAGCTTTGGGAAGTGTCGCTGGTGACGTTCCCGGCCAACGGCAAGGCGCGTGTGACCGGCGTCAAGAGCGTCGATGAGATCGACGCGCCGAAGGATGCAGAGAAAGCCCTGCGAGAGGCCGGGTTCTCGAAAGCCGACGCGACGGCATTCGTCGCTCGCGTCATGCGGATGGGCGAGGAGCGGCGAGAGGCCGCGCAATCGGCCGCCCTAGCCCAACGGGCCGCCGAACGGCTGCTCGCCTCCCTGACCAAATAGGAACAAGACCATGTCCGATATCAATCTGACCGAAACCATCGAAAAGATCGGCCGTGCTTTCGAAGAGCACAAGGCCACCAATGACAATGCTCTGGCCGAGATGAAGAAGGCCGGAGCTACTTCGGCGGAAACCGAACAGAAGCTGGCCCGCATCAGCGACGAGCTTTCGCGCCTTGAGGAGATCAAGGGTCGTCTGGAGAAGATCGAAACCCGTCAGGCCCGCCCCGGCGGCGAGCCGATGCCGGGCGAGAAGCGCCAGATCACTCCGGCCGAGCGCGAACACCGCGACGCCTTTGTCAACTGGCTCCGCAACCCGGCCGACCATCAGCGCCAGACCGAGCTTCGCCACAAGGAATCCGGCCTGGAGCGTCGCGCTGTTGACACCCTGACCGGCGGCGCTGGCGGCTTTGCGGTACCGGAAGTCATCTCCCGAGAGATTTCGCGCTTCGGCGTTGACATCTCCCCGGTTCGTTCGGTGGCGCGCGTCGTGACGGCGGGCTCTCCGGACTACAAGGAACTGGTGGACGTTGGCGGTTCGACCTTCGGCTGGGTCGGTGAGACCGACGCTCGCCCGGAGACGGACACCGCCACGCTTCAAGAGGTCGCCCCGACCTTCGGCATGGCCTATGCCTATCCGAAGGCGTCGGAGGAGTCGCTCAATGACATGTTCTTCAATGTCGAGGAGTGGCTGATCGCGTCGGCTGGTGAGGCCATTGCCAAGGGTGAGGGCGCGGCCTTCGTTTCGGGCAACGGCACGAAGCGCCCGACCGGCTTCCTGAACGGTACTCCGGTTAGCACGGCGGACGCCTCGCGCGCGTTCGGTGTTCTCCAGTTCATCGCCTCGGGAGGCGCGTCGGCCATGCCCACCAGTGTCGATACCTTTATCGACATTGTGCATTCGCTGCGCGCCACCTATCGCGGCAACGCCCGGTGGATGTGCAACAAGCTGACCCTCGCCGGCCTGCGCAAGTATAAGGATGGTCAAGGTCAGTATCTGTGGCAGCCGTCGCTTCAGGCGGGCGTGCCCTCGACCTTCCTCGGCTATGAGGTGGTTGAGGCCGAGGACATGCCGAACGTCGGCGCGAACGCCTTCCCGCTGGCCTTCGGTGATTTCCGCGAGGGCTATCTGATCGTTGACCTCGCGGGGATGCGTATCACCCGCGACGAGATCACCACGCCCGGTTACGTCAAGTTCTACGTCCGCAAGCGCGTTGGCGGCCGTGTGAAGAACAGCCAGGCGATCAAGCTGCTGAAGATCGCGGCTTCGTAATCCTCGCTCGGAGCCTTGGGG